CAATCTCACAGTTGAGTAGTCGCCGTCATCCCAACTCACAGCGACGCGATCCAATTCGCGTTCAGGCTCGGTCACTGTGCCAAGGTCTTCACACCACTGAACCCGATCCCCAACCTTAAACTTAGGCTCGGGTGTCCAACTTCCCACGTCGGGGAGTTCATTCCGCGCCGCCTTGAGCGCGACAACGTGGTCGTTCCAAGTAACAAACTCTCCTTGATCGTGTTCATTCATTTGGCTAAAGCCATTTTCCCAACGCTGTATCTCACTCATTGTCTTCCCTTTCTAGTTAAATAAATTGACAGTCAACCAAACCACAACAACAAGCACCCCAACCATCCCAACACCAACAAGGAACCCCTCACGGCGACCCTTAACCCTCTGATACTCAAGACTCCTCACAGACGCCCAACTGTCAAGGGACTTCTTTATCTTCATGCACACACAATCCTGCCCCTCGTTAAACATGCAAGTATTTACATGGCTCATGACACGATCAGACTCTTCAGATCAGTGTTCGCCCCGCCATGCTTCCCGTAACGGTTCTCGTCACGATAGACGCAGGTGTCCCCAACATAAATGTTCTCGTTATAGTCACGGTAGATTCTGCCAGTCACAGCGAACTCCCCGTTGGCTCCAGCCGCAACAATGCTCACGGTGGTATCCGACGCAAGATTCTCAAGAACAGTTGAGAAGTCCTCACGGCTTATTTCTCTCTGGTCGTAACGGCTCATTTCGTCAGAGTACAACGTGTCTTTAATTTTCATTACGCTCCCTTTATTATCATGTTTGTTATTGAACCCGGATTCTCGAAACGTTCCTCTAACAGTTCTTCAATATGTCTTTCGATGTCTTCTTCAGTTGGGAACGTGTCGTATGACCACGGCTCGTCAATGATCCGATCCCAGCCCACAGCGAACCCTTCAGTTTCGGGCTTCTCAGCGATAACAGTGAACGTGTCGTCGCTCCACTCATTGACTGTAATTGTGTATCCGTGGATTGTGTCGCGTTCGTGCGTGTATTCGACTTCCACATTTTTTGGTTCGCTTAACATTTTGTTTCCCCTTTTCTTGAAGCCCCTTGCCTCAATAACCTCATCATAGCATGACCCCCTAGTACTTAATCACGGGGGTGCGTTAAGGCTTAACCCTCAACAAATAACACACCTGACACGAAGCGGCCTTATAAATCCAGCCGCCACACTTACAACGCGAAACATTCTCGTCGCTCACCTTGCCACCTGACCTTTCCTGAGAATAAAAGCCGTCACGTCCAGCGGAGTGCAATAAAGATCCTCCAGTTCAACCGGACGGTAAGAAGTCAACCAGTCGGCAACAGCAGAAATAACCTGCTCAGCGTTACCACCCCCAGTCATTACGCGATCAATCTGATGTACGAGGGAAGGTTGTCCGTCAATAAGGATTGTGGCTTGCGCTTCTGTGAGCATGGTTATCTCCTTAACGTTGCTTGCCTGTCGCGTAATGTTACCACGATGCGGTTCAGTTACGCGAGAGTTCACCCACTCAGGGGTCACATAAACTTTGCAGCGGAGCCGGGACTCCTGAAGCCGGTCAATGTGATGCGTTTTGTGAAGTATCGAAAGAACAGACGACGAGTTCCCATGATGCCAACCGAATTCCTCCCCCAATTCCTTCCATGTTGCCCCCGTAGCGCCCCGATCTTTCAAGAACCTAATAACCTTATGCTGACGATTCTTAGTCTCTCCAGAGCCGTCTAATTCGCTTGCACGAACCCGGCTCGTTTCTGAACCCGACCACCCGGACGACCCTGCATACGGTAATTCCGGGATCAGCCCCGGCGACGGGTTACCAGAAACGTCGAACATTTCGTTGCTCACGATTGCTTCTCTAAGGTAATCTCGCAGGTCAGGTCACAACACTTCGGCGGTAGGTTAGTTGGGTATCCACAAACAACGCACTTGCTCCAACGATTACTATTCTGTGTCTCGCCGTTTACGTCTTTCATGCTGCAACCTGCACTTCGATTGCGACCGGAAGGATTACGTCTACGGCTTTCTGTGCTTTCTGTGCCGCTTGAATAATTAACTTGCGGTCATCTTTAAGAACCTTCAACCATGAGTCAAGGTAGGACGCTGCCTGATCCCATTCAACCTCGATGTCTAGTTGAGTGGCGAGCATGGCCGCACCCATTTCCGCAACGAGTTCCTCCAGCGCATAGTCGGCGCAACCAAAACTGTTGGCAAGTTTCCTGTCAAGCCGTGATTCGTGGCCGGTCGAATGAGTAAGTTCATGCAAGACAGTTCCAGCGAACCCAACAGCCGTAGTGAACTGGTCTAATTCCGGGAGCGTGATCTGGTCGGACGCTGAATTGTAGAAAGCCCTGTCGCTGCTCTTGTAAATAACTTTCGGGCCACTCTGGTAGTTGATCGCTTCATTAAGCCCTTCAAGTACTGGAACAGGTGTTCGCTCCACAAGATACTTTTCGGGAACCTTAACATCCGTCTGCGCGATATTAAACACCGTGAAGTAGCGCATCATCATAAAGGTTTCTGTTTCACCCGTTGGTGTTTCTTTTTCAAGTGGCTTCCAGAGAACTACGGGCGTTCCTTTTTCGCCTTTAGTTACCGATCCGTCCATAGCCTGAAACTGCCTGTACGTCCCCCACAAGCCCGTTTCGTAGGCTTCCATTTCTGCCGTGATTGAGAGGATTAGGTTGTTAATTCCACGGTAGGTCTTTCCTGATGAAAGGCTCGTCGGTGAGGTGAGGTTACCTGACCACGGCTTACGCCAAGGAACAATGCCTGCCTCCATTGCTTCAATAATTCTGTCGGTAACAATTTCTGAAATTTCTTTTTTCATTTCATGTCCCCTTTTGCTTCCAGCAAGTCCCTTGCAGAGTAGCCACCGGCAGCGGCAGTCTCATAAATTGCTTTCTCAGTAATCATAAAAGCCTCAACGCTCATGTCGCCTACATAAAACTTGTTCTCAGCCTTGATTAACAGTCTTGCCATTTTTTGAATGTCCATTTCGATCCCCTTAAACGTCGTGTCCGGTGTTGTCAATAATGGTAAAGAAAGTCGCGCCCGCTTCATTTGCGAGTGTCGCTACTTCAAACAGATCGTTATTTTTCATGGCGGTTTCCATCTGACGCATTAGTTCACGGACATATTTCATTTCTGATCTAGTTCCGGATTTTGAGAACTTGTCCATTTCGATCCCCTCCGGGCTGGCCCCTTGCCGCCCTACATAGACAATCATAGCATGACCCCCTAGTGCCTATTCATCGGGGGGGGTTAAGGGTTCCTAGGCCCACACATTTGACCCACCAAGACTTAACGGAGCCACAAGTATCACCTCAGAATTAGGCGGCTCAAACAAGGCAAGCAAAACAGCCTCAGCCCTATCAGGTGAACTCACGCCCCGCTTTTTCATGTCATCCTTAGACTCAATCTGGATCTTCCCCGAAGAATTAGCCCGATACGTCGGGGCTGATAGTTGAGCAACCGTCCCCGTATCAACCTCTAGGCGAACAAACTGATCCCCATTCTCGTCTGGTTGTAAAAGTTCACGACCAGTCCACCACATCTCTGCACGTTGATTAGCAAACTTTTCACGATCCGACGCGGTCTGCGAAACGTTCACGGCAACAATCAAAGAATTATGCCGACCGTCCTTACCCCAATCCTCCAACAAACCAGCAACACCCCAACCCACACCGATAGCATCAATCTTAATTCTGACCTGTTCAGGGATGGAATGTTTCACATGAAACGCTTCCGCATTATGGATAGCATCTAGGACACGACCCGCAACCTCGACCGGAGACTTGTTACCTCTTGAACCGTGAACAATCTTAACTGAGTTGCCACAATACTCCGCGATCACAAACTCGTCTCCACCGTCGGCAGCAATATCAACACCCAGTCGGATACGTCCTGTGTGGCTTTCAATTTTTGTTGCTGACTCAGCCCAGTCAACAGGAATAACAGTTGTCGTAACGTTGCGCGGGAACCTTGCGTATACACGGGCTTGAACAAAAGCAGAGTCTTCCCCAAAAGACGTAACAACATCATCCACCCATGTTTTGTCTACGAGGTTACGCGCCCACTCCCCAACTTTTTCACCCGTAAAGTTAGGTGTTTCAAACGCACTAATCGGTATGACATTAAAAAGAATACTGTTACAGGAACGCTCAAACCAAGATCCGGGACTATTTGTTGGTGGGTTCCCAAGAATAAGAAGCCTAGTGTTGCCACCAGTCATCAACGATTCAAGTGCTTGCCCAATCGTGTTACTAATACCACCGGCCTCGTCCACAACTATAAGAAGGTTCTCCGCGTGGATACCCTGCACAGCCGTCTCATTATGATCCGCAGGTGAAAACCCGTCAGCAACAATGTCTTTGCCAATTTTCCATTCCGTTGTGAGAACCTCACCGGGCAGATTATTGGCAGCAACAACCCGCCGGATATGTGGCCAAAGAATGTTCCGCACTTGCCGGAAAGTGTTTGCCGTTGTTACAACACGCACCGTATCTGGAGGATGGACAGCAACCCACCATGCGATAGCGCGAGCAGCGATATGGGATTTACCCGGTGCGTGGCAAGCAGGTACAGCGGTACGTTTGTTATCCCTCAACGATTCTAGTATTTCTATTTGTTTTGACCATGCGTATTCATGTATTCCTTCCGTCACAAAACCAACAGGGTTATCCCGATACTTTTGCCACGGCGAACCATCTATCCGCTGGAAAACGTTACCCCTCTCGTCCTCTGTAAGTTTTCCAATAATACCAAGACGAATTGAATCAGGGAGTAGACTTAGCCTTTCTAGTTGCTTCACGCTCGCTCGCTTCCGCTGCGTCTATTAGTAATTTGAGTTTTGCATCTACCTCTTCAGATGAAACATTCTGGACTTGTATTGGCCCGTCATCATTACCAACAATGGTGGTTTTTCTACCGTAGTGTTTGTGGTCTGTTCTCTCCAGATACCAAGCAGCAGCCTGCCATGAACCGTCCTGTGCCGCCTTTTGGATAGCGGTCATTGACCTGTGGGCTGCTTGCTCTTGTGCCCTTTCAATTTCCTCAAGTATTTCTAGGTATCTTTGACCGTATTCGGTTGGATCTTGACCTTCGGCTAGACGTTTGCGTTCATCTTCTCCCTTAGACTTCCAAACATAAACAGTTGATGGATTCACGTTGGCTAACCGCGCTGCTCGCTCCATGTAATGCCCTGTGGAAAGAGCCGAGATAACGTTACGGACTCGCTGGTCATTAACATTAGGTGCTTCAGACATTATTTTCCTTTGTATTAGTTAGGTTTTGCTTTTCATATGCTGCAATACTTTTATCCGTTTCAATAACCTTAAAATTGTAGGGGTTGATTTCAGGTAACGATAGTCCGTCCTTTTTAATAAGTGGTATTTTCCTAAACTCACTGTAATCCACATGGTGATGCCACCTGTTATACCTCCACACAATTCTAGCAACATCAGGGTGGGCATCCACCAGCATTTGTGACTTGGGTTTAGTTCCTTCCTCTTTATAAAACGCCTCCATGTTGCCTCCTTTCATAAATTGTGTAGTCATTTTGTTTTGCAGAAAAGCATTAAACTGTATTGTTGTCCACCCACCCTTTAACATGTCAAGAGAAAGAATAGTGTCCTCGTTATAGCGTCCACGCCACCTAAACGGAACATCATTTTTTATAAGGTTACAAGAATAAATCCTTGTTCCCGTAACAAACGGGGCATACTTACTTCTTGAAGGCGCAAACATTAAATACTGTGGCCCAGACATAGCCACGTTTTTATATCGGGTTGTAAAATCTTCCATTGCCTTAAAAATGGTTCCGTCGCCAACCGCTGTTCTTTTATTTTCATGAAGGCGAGCAAAATATCTTATGTTGTCGTCCATCGTCCAATGATACTCCCACCCCTCCGATATTGAATGATCCCACAAAAAGTTTCTTGCCGGCCCAGACCCCGTTGATTGACCTTCCGCTAGGTGCATCAAAGGATTGAAAGTTTCCTTATAGGTTGGGTCAAGGATTATTAGTTTGCTTTTGTGAAAATGTTTGTTGTACTCCTTAAATTGTTGCTCCTCAATAACAAGACGGTACGGGACACCTATTGAGTCTAGGTATCGTGGCGTTTTTGCTATGTCTGCCCTACTCTTTGAGGGGATATAAATAGGGAAATCGGGGTTCATCACATTACCTATTCGGAAACGTATCTTTCAAAAACACTACTTCCTACATGTCCGTCGCCCTCCGGGTACCACATAGATGCTTTTTTTGGCCTTTCAATAATTGCGAAGAATGCGTCAACATCTTCCTCGTTCTTAAAATGAACTGTTACCTTAAAATCGCTTTCCTTGCTTGGCTGATTAAAGTCAGGCATCCCTTCCCATTCTTGATAGGGATTAGTTGGTGGTTCAAGTGATGCAAATCCTAGTTCCTCAACATCCCAACCTACGTTGTCTAGTTCAACCAACTGATCGGCTAACATTGAATGATCCCAGTCAGATAGGTCACTGGTTCTGTTATCTGTTAGTGCGTATGCCCTTGCTTCGTCAAATGTCCACTCACTAGGTGCGCGGGTAATAGAAACTTTTTCCCAGCCAATTTTTTCCGCTGCCTCTATGGTTCCGTTGCCTGCTAAAACAATGTTTTTCCAAACAACTATTGGTTTACGTTGACCAAACTTTTCTAGGCTTGCACCTATTACTTTTACGTTTCTCTCAGAATGTTTTCTGGCGTTTTCTGGGTCACGGGTTAGCGTTTTTATTGAGACAAGTTCAATTTTCATTTGAATTCTTTCGTGTAGTAGGAGGGTCTGTTATTCCACATTTTTGTTTTTACTTTTGTGTATCCCATAGATATTAAGGCTTTTCCAAACAGTCTTCCTACTGATTTGCCTGCAACCGTTGTTCCTGATATTTCATAACTGTCAAAGTGCCCTGACGCATCACCGCCGAAAGTGTTTGCAAACAGCATGTTTTTAGGGTTAAGAGCCTTTACGACTTGATCTAAGTGTTCAATCGGGTTATGGAAATGCTCAAAGTATTCGGAAGCAAAAACCACGTCGGCCTGAACCCCAATGTCCTTCTCACTTGCACACATTTGGAAACCAAATGTTTTAGACAGTAGAGTTCCAAGTTTGTATTGATTCGACCCGGCTACATTAGTTCCATAAACTTGTGCCGCAGGATAAATCTGTGACAAAGCCACAGAGGTAAAACCGATCCCATTACCTAAGTCAACAATTACTTCACTTGACTTTGTTCTACCTACTATTCCTATCGGTGCACATAGGTTTGGTTTTTGTATTTGTTGTAGATACTTTCGTGAGTATGTGTGCCAGCAATACCAGCCTTCAGCGATATAAGAGTTTGATTCGTAGATGCCATAGTCTGTGTTTCCTGATCTAAGGTTTTTGTACCAAGCATCTTCAATTTCTTGTCTTTGCTCCTCTGCATTATTTTTTCTTAATGCGTCACATATTTTGTTGGCCTCATGGTCACTTAATATATTGTCTGTTCCTAAAAGCAGCCTTAGATAGGAGATGCTTTCCTTTGCTGTAAGAGAAAGCATATTAACGAAGGGTGCTGTCATAGCCTATTTCCACCTGACTCAGTGATTCGTTTAACTGTGTTCGGTGTCACGCCTGTTTCTTTCCCAATCGCGTACATGCTCCAGCCGCGACCCATCATGGACAGGACTCGTTCTTTGCGGTCGGTTGCCAGTTTGTTGTTGCGGTCAAGATTCTTAATGATCGTTTCGTTGATGTCTTTGATAATGTCTAACTCAGCGCGTTCCTGAGAGTCAGCAAGACGGTACGGCCTAGGCATTCGGTTCCCCTTCAATAATTAGTTCCAGTGAATCCTCGCCACGTTTACATGGGAGAAAGATTATTTTTGGCAAGTACACCCCAGTGTCATCCGGGATCACCCCGGCATCAACGATCCCGTCAATCGCTGCCTTCACAGAAGGATTACAAGCCGCAGTGTCTTGCAGCCTGCCCCGTTTCTGATACGGCTGAACAGTAACGTTCATCGAAGTGAGTTTCGGGATTATTCCTGCGGTAAGTCCCCGTGCGGTTTCACGCCAGTGCTTTGTGTTCTTTGCCCTGTCCCAACGGTTCCCTGCTCTTTCACGATTTGTTGTTATTGGTTTCTCTAAAATGACTAGGCGGTACTCCATAGCAAACGACCCTATCATTGTTGCGACCCCCCGGCGTTATCCAACACGCGCCAGCCGTTCACTAACTTGACAGGAATGTCGGCAGGGGTTTCCCATTTGTGAACAAGAAACCCATCCACGTATGCCTGCCCCCGAAAAGATTCAATATGCCCGTGGCAACCTTCAGTCCCCGACCCGCACAACAGTAAAAGGTTCGCCGGGAGATTAGCAGTCACGTCTTTCGACCCGCCCATCCCTCTGGCCTGCCGGTGGTGAATAGACCAGCGGAGGGAACTACTTGCGCCACACCTTTCGCAACAGCCGCCGGATCTTAGATACACCAGATCAACAGATTCCTGACTCATTTTTTGTTTCACCACAACTAAAACCTACCTACGTTACGGATCTTGTCCCTAAACCAACCGGGCATCGGTGTCGCTTCTTCCAAAGCGTATTGCTCCAAAGGAAGGTTACGTTCCCGTTCATGCGCCCACGCCTCGTTAATTCTCCCAGCCGTAACCCTTTGCGGGTCAGCCTTCGAGTAGTACTCAATCAGATACCGTTTACACCACGCCGGGTCAATATCTGGCCTCAGCACGTCGCCCCACGCGATAACCGTGATCTCATCCACGACTAGGAAACTGTCATGCCGTTTAATCCACTCCAGCATTGAAGCAATCTGAGTACGGTTCACGGCATGATCTCTGTCAGTCTCTGATCTTCCATAGCGGCCCACTCCATAAGGTCACGGGTGCGTTGCATACTTTTTGGTTGCTCTGACCGTGATGGTATCGGGTCATCATTCCACCTCTCGTTATTCAGCCATGTCGCTGCGTGGGCCGTGTATCGTGGATCACGGTTCGGGTCATTAGCGTAGTTTGCTGCCCCGGCAATAATTATTCTTGACGGCGTGTTCTTGATCGCTTTGATGAACGCTTTCCTTGCAGCAGGCTTAGCAGTCCGTAACGGATACGTTTCCCAGAATTCTGTGAATCCGGGTGTGTCAGCGGGTTTGTTTATTGGCTGAATATCAGTTTCCGGATCGTCTGCGTATATATATTCTTCTAATACTTCTTTAATCTTATTAGTATGTAGAACATCAGCCCCATTTGGGTCACGTCCATGAGTACCATTTGGTACCGATGGAGTAGTACCAGAAGGGCCAATGCTAGATCCCGAATCCATTACAACACGGTAAAAGTTTCTCCGGTCAATTCCCCCTAGTTGCTGCACGTCTAGGTAGTTGTTGTCCCGAAGTTTTGTGATTACTCGTTTGGTTTGTTTAGGTGATATTCCAATCTGCTCCGCAAGATCCTCCACACTCACCGGGTAATAAGTCAGATTGCCTATGTTAACCGCGTCAAGTGAGTTGGCTCGAAAATGAATGTGCTGCAATACGGCTGCTGCCGTTACGTCGCCTTTTAGTTCACGAACGAGGGACGGGAACACCGCCACGAATAGTTCGTTGTATAGCATTGGTGCAAGGCTGGTGCGGGTTGTATGATCTTTCACAATGGCTCCTTCTACTAGCCGTTCACGCCCTCAGACAGTTGATCCTGTCGTGAGGGCAACCTATTGGTTACAGGGCAACCTTACCCTAAGACTTAAAACGAAATAAAGCGCGTTTCCCGCCCTAGAATAGTTACCCTAGTAAATACCCATAGGACAAGGAAACAACGCCCTAAACCGCCTTAAACACTCGTATGGGCCGCAATTCGATCCTTAGCCCCAAGAAATGATAACCGTAACGTGTCCTTCACCTTATCCGACAAGTCAAGTCCCTTAATGGTCGCACTTAACTCCGTGAGTTCCTCAGTTGTCCCAACGTCCTTCAACGCTTGGATCAGAGGCTCCAGTTCACTGTCATCCGCGTGTTCCTGCCCTACAACATCCCCAACCGTAGCAGCAAAAGAACCATTGTTATACAACGACAATCCAAACTGGTCACCTAGATTAACCGCGCACCGCTTAAACGCTTGAGACTCAGCCGTCTTAATAGCCATGTCGTGAGCATCCCCACGCACCGGGTTAATAGCGTCACCCGCCGCCCACTCCGTATAGGTAGCCCCACCGACAGTAACAGTGACTTGCGCCCTGTACCCAACCGACCAGCGCATCGTGCCGGTTTTCCTTGGGTTATCCTCTTCCACCTCGAACACTTGTTCCATTTGCTCCGTGTCCATACTCCAATTACCGAACCCAAAAATCTTGTTCATAGTCCGGCGAATATCCCACGCCTCAACGTGCGAGAACCCTTTCCCGTCCTTACTGACCCGCGACGGGTTAATCGGTTGCTGCAAAGCCTCCACAATCTCAGGCGTAAAATTATTCATCTTCATCATCTCCCAGTTCGGCCATGTCCATGTTCGGTTCAATAGTGAAAGCGATCCGGGAAGGAACAGCAATCAGCCCCGGCACTTCCTCACCCGTAGCAGGATCAACAGCACCCATAGGTGTGCCGATCATTGTTTTCTTAATCGTTGCCAGATCCGGCTCCACTTTGAATCGTAACAAATCGTCACGGTTATTGGCCTGCGCCCAGTCCGTAAACACTGTCTTATCCACCTCAAAAGTCACAGATGTTTCACGGGACTTAATCTTCCCCGAAGGTGAATCGAAAGTCTTAACCCCAGCGAGGCGTTGCTTCAACGCAAACACCTCAAGATGACCGCGATAAAACTCCATACTCGAATCCACGGTTGCGTTGGCCTGCTCCAGCCACAACCTCACACGCTCATTCTCCTGAGCCGCAAGCACACTGTTTTGCTCACGACGTTTAGCCATTCCAGCGTATTTTTGTAACGCCCACCCCGCCTTCTCTGGCGTGTCAATTCTGAAACCTTCTTCGATCATTTCGTGCCCCTTTTCTTAGCCTGTCTCATCGGCGGCAGGAGGCTAACCCTGCCGGACTCCCCGAAAGGAGTTTCGACTAACTATTCTTAGCGATATACACCGCCACATCCAAACGGCGTAGTGGCATCCCGTTTTCTTTCCCCTGAAACTTATTACGGAAAGTACCAAACTCCTCACACAATAAGGCTGCCTCACGGTGAGAAACTTCTTTAGGAGTTCCCCACAAACGCTCCATCTGCGACTGGATCTCTAACGCTTTCATTCCCACTGACTTAATCATTGTGAGTCACCTTCCTCATCCTCTACTATCCGGGCGAACATGTCAGCATCTACTGAGTACAAGTATTCACCGGCTTTTTTTAGGCTCCGGCTTTTCGTATTAGCACACACGTTCTGAAACTGATCCGGGTCGTTTCTTTTAAGAACACTACCGACCAGAACAAAGTTTTTCTCGCTCACAGATTTAATCATTTTGTTGCCCCTTTTAGTTTGTGATTGATTAGACAAGTTCAATAGTGAGATCAAGTCGTGACCAAGTGCCATCTGCAAATGTGACACATGGGAAGCGATTGTCTTTGAAGTGAGTGATTGTGCCAACTGTGCGATCACCATTGAATGATGTAAACAGTGCATCCAGTCCAATGAATGTGTCTTGGTAATCCTTGCCAATGTTGTTGAGTTTGCGATTGCTTAGTGTGACCTTGCGAGTCTGGATTGTGTTCATGTGATTCTCCTTTTTCGTTGATGGTTGGTTAGTTGCAGTTTGCTAATTCTTCAGCAGCCCAGATTGTTTGGTTATTGAGATTATCCATTATTGAATTAAACTCATTCATTTTGTAAGTAGTTGAAAAATTGAGTTCAGTGGGATCAAACTTTGAAATGTGAGCAAAACATGTGCGGGCTGAAGTAGTGATCACGGAAACGTGGTATTGAATGTTGTCCTTTTTTGCGCTTAAGATAACAAACTCGTGAATTCCTGTGTCATCTGTTGAACAATCAACTTCGTAACCAGCGGCTTGTAGAATCTCTGACCAATTTGCTAACTTAGTAAGTGCGTTCATGTGATTCTCCCTTTTCTCAGACCCCCTTGGCCCGATAGATAAATCATAGCATGACCCCCTAGTGCCTATTCATCGGGGTGGGTTAAGAAACACCACCCCTAAAAGTTGTTGAATACCAACACGTTTTCAGAAAAAGGAAAACCCCGCCGGTCGGGGGAGATCGGCGGGGCGACTATTCCGAAGAACAACCAGTCAAAGAATACTACACATGCTCCCGCCGATGCCGGGCAACACTCGCAAAACTCATCTTAAAACCATAACCCGTAACAGCCTTCGCAATCAGAGGGGCAGACTTAGAATCGTCCCTCATCCACTCACGAAAAGCGTCAGCGTCATCTTTATCCATCTTTCCCAAAGCAACACAAACAACGCACCTAGGGCCAGACCTCGGGGCAACAGCCAATTCCAATTCTTTACGCAACGACATTTATCTGATCTTCCCAGTCGGGTTAGCCTTCACGAATGCGGTTATCTCATTGCGAGTTTTCACGGTCTTGCGTCGGTTCCTGCGGGCAATCCCGACGACTTCATGCCACCAATCCAGATCCTGCTTGACGTCAGGTTTGCGGGCAGTCCAGTCACGGTGACGAATAACGCGGGAGACAGTGAGGCTGCGCCACCCTCGCCGCATCGAATTCAATAAAGCAGCCGTAAGTATCGCGGTACTAATCACCTGCTCCAAAGTCATTCCTTTAGTTGAAACACCAATCCTCGGAGATGAACCCAACGACTCAATCTCAATCCCATAAAAGTGACGGTTGCCTTGATCTTCAGGAACAACAAGATCCTTACGTCCCCTCCTAGGGAAACCCCACGGGCCACCTTCACCAGCGTGATAAGCCCCAACACCCGAAACAACGTTTACGGTTCCATCCCGATCAACAAGAAAATGGCAGGCACGAACCGGCGCGTAAGGGTTACCGGTAGTTACCCATGCCAACGAATCAGTCCCGGCAGTGTGATGCAACATTACACCCCAGAAATTTGATTCACCGTGATACGGGTCAATGCTTTCACTATCCCAGTCGGGCACAAACTTGCGCGGGACTCTATACACCCGCAACTTGTAAGCCAAACGTTTCGGTTTCACTCTCATCATGCACCCTTATCTGTTATCGCCAGCCATGCAGCCGACTCCGAACCTTGCTTTGTGATAATCGGCATCCCGCCAAGATCGGGCCTGTTCGCAGCGTACCAATGAATGAACCGCCCGCCCGCTATTGCGTATGTGTCGTTGATTAACTGCGTTGCTTTGGCCTCTGGGATGATCGGGCCAAGCAGCCCATACGTTGATTCAGTAATCCACAAACGCCCCGGTGCTCCCATGCGCTTGAGTTTGTTCACAGTCTTGCCCAGCATCCATTCCCAGCGGTAAACCCCCGTACCAATCTCAGGATAAATATGGCAGGTCATGGCATCTACTGTCCAGCCCCGCCGTCTAAGAGCCCTGAGATAACGCCTAGCGCGACGCATCCCGCCACTAGAGGGACGAGCAAGCACCGATGCTGCTAGGACTAGCGCAAGCGGATCGCACGTTTTGATTGTTTGATATGCGCGAGATGTCATTCTTGCCAGCATGTTGCATTGCGCTTTTGTGTAGGGGTAAAGGAAGTCTGCTAGTTGCGGTTCATTCCAGATTTCATAGGCCGAGATCCTGCCTTTGTATCGCGTGGCAAGATTTCGCACGAACTTGTTGAAATGTTCAATGTCATAGGGCATGGAGTTACTACCGTCGCCCAACCACGGTGCAGCGTGTGCTTGGTTGGGATACTTGGCAAGCCAACGAGGACAACCTGAGATCACATAGGTGATGTGCTTGCCGTGAGACTTATTGACCAGTTCATCTAGGCGATTCCAGTCATACACGTTTGGGGCAACATGGATCTGACACCATGCCGCGCCCGAATCCCAGATCCGCACATGCGTAACCTCATCTGGTACGGGTAGCGTGAAGTCAGGATGAATGCCGATCATGTTTATTTAAGCGACGATGCGGAATCTTGTGAGCCACGACCCGTAGCCGCCACGCTCATAAGAACAGACATGATTGCTGCCAGTGCCGCAACAGATCCAGCCTGAACCCAATCAACAGCGAGAACCCCCGAAACATCAGTTGCCCACAGTGCCAGTAACGCTTGAGCAGCGGTTCGGATTGCTCGCTCAACCGCGTCTTTCCAAAATGTCAGTGTATACATGATTTACCTTCCTTTCCCTATATGCTACACGCTATGACTAGCGTAAAGAAAACAATGGATTACCATTCCGAAGCGTCCCCGGTAGAACTGTACCCGTTTAAGTACCCCCTTGACCGTGGCGATAAAGGATTACAGGTCATGTGGATACAGTCGAAATTGATGAAGCATGACTGCTACGACGGTGAACTTGACGGCAGGTTCAATCTGGAGGTATCTAAAGCCGTTCGCCGCTTCCAAACACTGAAAAGTTTGACTGTCACAGGGATCGTGGACAGAAAAACGTGGACGGCTCTGTAAAGCCCGTAGAACGATTAGTTATCTACAAGGTGTAGATACCCTAGATTGTGTTGTCAGGACGCTCATCCCACCTAATAATCGCGTGAGGGTTACTGTATTCGTTCGCCTGCCAGATCCCGAAAGGTAAACCCTCCCGCCACAACAAAAACGGCAACGAAACCTGATCCTGAACACTACGCTTCTGCTCCAAGTGCCACAACGAACCCAACCGCTTCACGTCAGAAGTAAACCGATAACCCACCACCCCGCAAGCAAACAACCCCCAACCCCTTGGCATACCCGCATCCAAGTACCTTTTCGTTTGCGAACGTAAATCAGAGTCCCGATATTTCGGCCAATCCCAACACACAGCCGCCTCATCCAAAAAATCGTTACGTCCTTCAGGATGCTGCCACACCACAAAATCGTGACGGGTTAAATGCTCACGCGCCCACTCCCCAAAAGAATCCGTCAACTCGAAACTAGCATCCACCCAGATAGCAGCGTCACAATCCGTATACAACCACGGCATCATTTTCGGTCGTTTCGCCGCTAACCGTGGAGACTCCGAAGTCTTAACCACATGCGACCTCCAGCCGGAACCAAACCCCACAGGATTATCCGAAACGCACACAGCATCATCGAACCCGTGATTCTTTGGCAGTGGACGAACAGGATCAAACGACGCAAACGACGCAGTAATAATTGCAACCCTCATACCGGAATCCTATGTGCTAGTCTCCGTGAAGCGTTTTAATCCCTTTTTACGCTACGAGAACCCTCCACCTTGTATGAGCGTGGAGGGTTTATCGTTTTCTGACAACACATAAAACCCCTCATTTACTACCCAAAACAGTCCCCGAAACCCCATGTTTTCCTCACAAAACAGATACAATTAGCCCACGGGCAAACGCACCGTAATAACAGAAAAGGAACAACATGAAACGAGCAATTATGCTCGCTACCGTAACACTAATCTCCCTAGGTTTAGTGCTATCAGTACCGGGTCAAGCAGCACCAAAGAAAGTTCAAGGCAAAAAAATGAGTCAAATTATTTCGATGCTCCAACAAATGCAAACCCAAACTGCCCTACCGGGTGAAAAAGGAGAGCAAGGCATTACGGGCACGAAAGGATCAACGGGTTTAACCGGATCACAAGGCGGCTCAGGTAGTCAAGGACTGTCAGGAACACCCGGAGTTAATGGTCAAGACGGCAAAAACGGGTCGGACGGCCAGAACGGTAAGGACGGGATCTCGCTCCCCAGCGGAACGGTCATCCTCATATCTGGAGAATGCCCGACCGGGTTCTCTGCACAAAGCAACGTGAATCATTGGGCGGTTTATTCAGGCCGCCCTTGGACTCCGGGTGCGGATGCCGGACAACTGTTCTTCACTGCCTGCCAGATCCAATAATTAAACAAGCATTAAAAGAAAGCCCCAACCATCCCCTAGACGGTTGGGGCTTTCGCATCCCACGCGAGCCTTGTAAGGCTACAAGATTCATCCTACCCTAACCACCCGCCGAAAGGCTTAGGCTCTCCCAGAAGCCCCTTAAAACCCCGCTAAACACTATCAACCAAACGTTACCCTCAATGGTTGTTTAAGTGAAACAACGAGCGCCCTATTCCATGTTATGAGTTGTTTTATTCCAGAACGGGCACACGTTCCAGTGCTGTTGCTGCCAGCCAACAAGCAGTTCAGGATCTTGAGTAGTGACATGCGAGCCGCAATCCCCACATGTCCCTGTGTAAGTGAATCCTTCGTAAGTCACGAATTGTCGAACAGGTCATGGAAGTGTTGCGCCACATATTCACAGCCAAAACAGCCGCGATCTCTGCACGACTCCACATGAACACCAGTGCCCTCGTCTGTATCAATCGCAGCATGAAAGGTTTTGGTTGCAGCGGCCTGCCGAGCAATGATGTCTTGCGCCACAAGCGTACCGTTTTCAGTATCGTTGTGACCGTCAAGAATCCCTGCGTATTCCTCGCGGGACTTGCGTTCACGCTTACGCTCAGCGCGCTCAGCACCGTCAGAAATAACCTTGGATAGAACAACAACTGCCCGTGAGAGTTCACCTTCCCAGTCAGGTGTGTACGGGTCAAACAGGAACGTGGCCTGCACCTCAACCGCGTAATCCTCATGCTTGACAGAGTCAATGCTTTTTAGTGAAAGTCGCTCAGGAGAATGCGGACGTGGTTCACGGTATCTGTTACCCATTGGGACTCCCTGTGTGTGACATGCAGCCAAGATCTTTATCAGTCCGATGTGCGACCTATTAACTACACGCTGTCATTTAATAATAACTACAGTTACACAAACCTTACACGTCAGAAAAACGTGTGAGATTTTTGGCGAAAACTTTACTTATCAAGATGCCAAACAATATGCCCATCCAACTTTGTGCGAACATCAGCAACATCATTCTCGATCCGGTTTAGTTGATCCTTAGTTGAGTTCCCGCCATTCGGTTTCAAATCACGCTGCATCGCGCTCACTTGCGCTTTTACAATCCACAACAACCCAGCAATCACAGCAGTGATAACAACCGTGCTGACCCCGAACAGTGAAATCACTTCCGCTGTTGTCATGGCTCAACCACTTCCGTTTCAACTGGGCTAACGAACTCATCTAGTACCGGGTCGTAAGTCATTCCTTGACCGGCGTACTGTCCCCTGAAGTTTCCGTTGTAGGACGTTTGTAGCCAGTCACCGTTAAGGCCGAGGGAATGAATGAACAGTAAGCCGGTCGCTTCCGAGTAAGGGAAGTCTCGCGTCCCAAGATCAGAGTTATCTACAACGATCACGTTGCGAACAACGTTGTTGCCGTCTACTTGCGCGAAGTGAGCCATTTAGTTTGTCCTTACTCGAACGATTACGACACCGGAGCCACCAGCGCCACCGGTTGCCCCGTTGCCAGATGTGAGACCACCACCACCGCCACCACCGCCAGTGTTCGCTGTGCCTGCTGTTGCAGTCGTGTTATTCGCTGTACCTGCGCCACCGCCACCGAAACCGCCCGCGCCTGCGGTTGTTTGGGAGCCACCGCCACCGCCTCCAGCACGGGTCACGGCTGTGTTGGTGATACTTGAACTACTTCCAGCACCACCGGCCCCAGCCGCCGTATTCGTGGGATTATTCGCCCCAACCGCACCAGCACCACCACCGCCAGCACTTGGATTCTGGAAGCCTGCAATCGCGCTACCCCCTGAATTGCCTTGGTTGGAAGTTGGCGAACCTCCACTTCTCGTAATACCCATTCCACCAGCGCCACCACCGGAACCGCCATTGTTACCAATTCCTTGAGTACCGACCCCACCACTACTAGCAGCGCCACCGCCACCGCCGACGGCGTAATAATTGCCTAAACGCGAGGTAATACCGTTGGCGCCATCTGGCCTTGACGCAGTCGCAACACCACCGGCCCCACCCGCACCGACCACAATACTTAATGTTCCTTCTGGTAGGTAAACGTCAGACGCGGAAAGGTAGCCTCCTGCGCCACCACCGCCGCCGTAATTTGCGCCACCGCCCCCACCGCCAATAATAAGCACATCAGCGAACCCGGCCTGATCCACAACAAGTTCACCGCTACCGTTGAACGTGATGTACT